GCGGCACTTGCTCAGCGCGGTCTCCACCGCAGCCGATACCATGCCAGGGATGCCCTTCATCGTGTTCGCGGCGCTCGCCATCTCGCTGTTGCCCTTGCTCGCCTGCCTCAGCACCTCGTCCGGGATATCCTCCACCGTGCGCCACTGGTCCTGGTCGTTGTTCCGCTGCATGTACAGGGTCATCAGCTCGTCCAGCTTGTCGAAGATATCCTCGTTCCCTTCAAAGGCCTTTTCAAAGGCGTCGTACGCGTCGTCAATGTTCTCCGGGTCCGCTCTCCACGCGTCCCAGAACGCTTCCGCCGCTTCCCGCTGCGCTTCGGTCATCCCGTTGCTGACCTCGTTCCGCGCTTCCTCTTCCTTCAGGAACTCCTGATAGGCCTTGTCGACATATTTATCGTTGATGTCATTGAGATCCCGCACCAGGTCGCCGCTTTCGTCATGCCGCCAGCCTGCGTCCTTCCCGGCCTGCGTCAGGTTCCCGTTTCCGTCCGTGATCAGGTCCTTGTCGTTATCCGCGCTGGCCGCCGGGTTCAGCAGCGTGTACAGCCCGGCGAGCCACGGGGCCGCCTTCAGCACCGCGCTTGCGAACGCGCTGCCCCAGCTCGCGCCGGTTGACGCGCCGGCTGCCGCTGCGCTCGCCGCAGCCCCGCCGGCCTTCAGCCCCTTGATGCCGTCGATCAGTTTCAGCGCCGTCGCCACGCCGGACGCCGTCTTCATCACGGCCCATGCGCCGATGAAGCCCTCCACGGCGGTCACGACCGTCTCCTTGTTTTTGACGATCCACTTCAGCGATTTCGTGATCCCGTCAACAACGCTTTTCAGCCCCGCCACAACCTCGGACGGGTCAATGGCCGTCAGGTCAGTGATCAGCCCGCTGATCGTGTCGCCGATCTGCTTCAGCATCGCCTGGCCTTCCGGCGTGTCCAGGTAAGCGTTCAGTTCCTTGAACAGCCCGGTAATGGTCTCCATGCCTTCCGTCAGCGGTCCGGAGAACGCTTCAAGCATTTCCATCTTGAACGTTTCCCACTCGCCCTGCATCTTCTGGTAGGCGTCGTCCATCTTGCCCAGGTTGTCCAGCTGGTTCTTCTCCACCACGTTCCAGGAGGCGTTCGTTTTCTCGTATTCTTCCCGCCCCGCCTGGAAAAGCGGTATAAGTTCATTCCAGCTGCGTCCGAACAGCCGCTGCGCGTAGACCTCCTGTTTTTCAGCGTCCGTGAATTTCAGCAGCGCTTCGCCGGCGTCCCAGAACGCGTTTTCCCAGCCCTTCGCATTCGGGTTATATCCGTCTCCGAACAGCGCGGCGAACGCGCCCATCACTTCCTCATTGCCGGATCCGACACCCTTTTTCAGTTTCTTCTGGGCGTTTATGATCGCGTCCACGTCCGTGTCGATGATGTTCGCGGTCTTCCGCATCCGCTGCAGGTCTTCCGGATCAATCTGATATTGTGCCGCTGTTGTTTTTATTTCGTCCGCCCAGCTGCCGGCGCCCAGCGTCGCGTTCACGATCGCTTCACCCATCTGGAAGGCCTTGGACATAACCCGCTGCATCCCGCTTGTGATGTCGGACAGTCCTGTCGTCACATTCTGCCAGCTGATCCCCTTGCCGATGCCCTGCAGCTGGTAGTTCATGCCGTCGACAGCGCTCCCGGCCTCATCCGCTTTGACCCCGATCCCGTCCAGCTCCGACTGCGTGTCGAGCATGTCGCCCTTCGCCTTCGCCAGCTGCACGATCATGTCCTGGAAGGCCTTCGTGCTCTTGTCGACGCCCTTTTCGGTCATGTCCTGCAGCGCCTTCTCGGCAGCCGCCGCGACCTGCTTCTGCGCTTCCAGCTTCGCCTGCAGCTGTTCGCTCTTCTGCTGCATGTAGGTTTCCGCGTCTCCGGAAGCCTTGTACTGTTTCTCCGTCAGGGCAAGCTGCGCGTCCAGCGTTTTTAGCGATGTCTTCGCCTGGTTGATACTCTGCTTGAACTGGGCGACGCCGCTCACGCCCATCTTCACGTTTACGCCGCTGGCCATTCTCTCACCCTCTCACGATGCCGTGCTGCACGTCATCGTAGTTTCTTCTGTATATGTACAGGTCCATCACCGCGCCCGGCTTCATCCGGTGTATCTCCGGCAGGCTCAGCCCGGCGATCAGTCCCCAGCTGACCACCAGCAGGTAGGTCAGCCGTCCTTCGTTTCTTTTTTTTTCATTTCCTCAAGGGTCACGTCCACCGGTCCCTCTTCCGCCTTGTCCGGGATCTCGCTCCGCATGCCCTCGTTCATCGCGTCCATGCACGCGTTCACCGCCTCCGGCAGGTCCGCCGGTTTCAGCGCCCGCAGGATCTTCTTTTCCGTCAGGTCCGCCGGCTCTCCGGCTTCCTCAAGCCCCGCGTTGCCCAGGATCCTGATCAGCGTCGCCGCCGCGCTCAGGTGTTCGGCACCGCCGTACTTGCTCATGTCTTCCTTGTCGTCCGGGTTCCGCCCCAGCACCAGGCTGATCGCCCGGGAGATCTGCGCGATCTCTTCCTGCACCTGTTTCATTTCCCAGGTGGTGTATAAAAGCGGGATCTCCCGCCCCTTCAGCGTAATACTCGCCATTTTGTCCACTCCTCTTATAAAAAAGCCGGAGGAGCATACCCCGCACCGGATATGCCCCTCCATTCTTAGCAATTAGGAAATGTTCGCCTTGCTGTTCAGCCAGCTTTTCGCCGCCGCCAGCGAGTCATGGGTCTGATGCACCGCGAATTTCAGCGTGCCGGTGCCGTCCAGGCTCACGCCGGAGCCGGTGCCGTCCAGCGTCGGAACACGCCATTCGGTGGTCGCTTCCTTCGTCCGGCTCTCTTCGGAGCTGATGGCGAATTTCAGCTTGTAGTACCACCAGGATTCATACTTCGTGGTCGCCGCGCCGGCGCTGCCGACGGTCTTGGACCGCATCACGCGGATATAGCCGAAGCCCAGGTCCGGGCTGGCCGTGTCCACAACGCTGTACTCGTTGCTGCTCTTCGTCTCGCCCAGGAGATAGCTGCGGATGTCATCCGCCAGGCCGCTGGGCTCAAAGCTGATCGTGTAGCCGGTCACGCCGTTATCGGTGTCCAGCTCCACGTCGTCGCCGTAGAAGTGGCCGTCGTTCCGGTTCCAGCTGATGTTCGCGCTGACCGCTTCAGCCAGCTTTTTGCCGGTGCCGTAGGTAATGGATGAGCCGACCGAGTAGGAACTGATGGTCGACGCAACCGGGTAAGCCATACCAGTATTGGCATTCATATCGTTTTCCCTCCGTTATTTGGTCATGGCCGTGAACTCCGCCTCGATGGCGTCCTTCATGGCCTGCATTGCCTTAGTGCCTCCGCTTTTTGCCGCCTTCCTCACGAAAGGCTGCTTCGGCATAAAACTTGTCCCGCTGTTAATCGCGTTGGCGATCAGCGGCACCGGTTTCCGCGTCCCGTTCACGTCCGCGTATCCGGTATTGCTGTATCCGACGGATGTATTGACCTCCGTTCCGCTTTTGTCGAACTTCGCGACGCCCGCCCCTACGGACAGCACCGCGTCCTTCTCCTCCGGCGACGGCAGGCGCGTCTGGCCGTTTGCGGCATACTTAAAAGGCGCGGTCCTGATCGACTCCGCGCCTTTCTTAATCTCTGCCATCATGATCCCGGCTCCCTCGTACAGCGCCTTCGCGGCGACTGCCGGGGCCCGATCTTCCAGCCTGCTCAGCTGCTCGCTGATCTCTTCCATCCCGTCGACTTTCATCTCATACGGCATCGTCATCGTCCTCCGGTTCCGGCACATGCTCGCCGATCACCTGGAAGACCCACTCGACATGAAACAGTCCCGTGCTGCTTTCATACTGCAGGCTGTTCATCGTCCAGCTGTCGCCGCAGATCTCCGCCAGGATCTCCTCCACGGTTTCCATCACGTCGTCCCGCTCGCTCAGCAGCCGGAAGAACACGTCGATGGATCCTTCCCATGCCCTGTCGAGCTTTTCGCCGTTTCCGTCCATGCTGCCCGCTTCCATCTCCAGCTGCACAACGCCGTAGGTTCCCTGCGGCCTCGTCTTCCAGCCGTACTCCGCGAAGGGAATGTCCGTCAGCTTCAGGGCAGCTACCAGAGCTTCATACGCTTCAGGCATTGCCGCCCACCTCCTCGGCCTCCGGTTCCGGTTCGGGCGCCGGCGGCAGCGGCACCGCGTTCCCGGCCTCCCGCTGCAGCGTCAGCTCAATCCCGTCCGTCTCCGTGATGTAGGTCCGCAGCACACGGTAGCGCTGGCCCATCAGCTCGCAGATCCGCTCGCCGGCATACTCGAAGTCGTGCGCCAGCACAACCTTCAGCTCCGGATTCAGCCCGATCCCCATCGCCTGATAGGCTTCCTGCATCCCGATGCTCTTCACCGTGCAGTACACTGTCCGCTTCGTCTCCGCAGGTTCAAGTCCGACGCCCCCGGCATACGGGTTTTCCGTGATCAGGTCGACCACGTTTGCCTTCATCATTCGCCGTCACCGTCCTCCGCTTCCGCGTCGCCGTAGTTCGTGTACGCGCCGGCGTGCATCAGCTGCACCTTCTGGGTTTCGTAAGCGTCCGCCAGCCGGTCATAGTTCGGCGGGTTGCCGAACCGCATCGCTGCGTAGGTGATGACCGCCCGCATTACAAGGTCATCTGTCAGCGTGCTCGCGTCCGTCACCGCGTCATCGGTGCCGATCGTAAAGGTCACCGTGCCCGGCAGGACAACGCCCGCGATCTCCAGATCGT